CGGCGCGTACTCCCATTATTTGTGGGATTATGGAAGTGACTCAATCATGGTTAAACTCTATGAATATGGGGTGCTTACGACTTGTTACTTATGCAATTGAGCGTAAGCAGGTCGCGCGCAACCGCCAGTTGGTATTGTTGACACCCATTAAGATCTTTAACGGTTTTAATGCGTGGGTGGCCTCCTATCTTTTGGATGGGAAAAGTCTCGCACGGTTTGATCCCATTCAACGCTTAGATGATGGGTCACTCTTTGTGCGGTTCCAGGTCCACACCGAGTCAACAACGATGGTGACGACTGCTCGTCCAGGTACTTCGCTCTGTGCGACGATTCCTCTCGAAATTGATGCCGCAATTGCTGGTGTCGCTCGATTGGGAACGACGCGCCTTTTGCTTCCGACTGTAGCCAGTTGGTTGCCACGCGAAAACCGGACTGCGGCTGTTGTTCTGACGGAGTATTTCCGTGCAGGAGCAAAGCCACACGTCGCCGTTGTGTTTCCTGTCGCCGAGGGCGTCAGGGCTTACCAATATGAGCCTCGCACCTATGACCAGGATGCGAAACCGAAACTGCAGGCATTTATGAGTCCGTTGATCCACGGCGCCTTTGCACCTGTGCCGAATGAGGCAGGTGAAAGGCAGTGCGTGAAAGGGAGAATTACAGATATGAAACAGGCAGAACCAAAGCCGTCCCCTTTCCGTGACCAATGTATGGAAGAGTTTGCGACTCTTATCATGCAGGGTGCGCACCTCGAACCCGTTGATGTCGAAGTTGTGATCGACAAGCAAACAACGCCAGCCCAAAAACTGTCTCTCAACAAGGCATTCCTTTCTGGGGCGACTCTTATCGCTGTACTGAAGTGCTTCATCAAAAGTGAAGCATATCCAGACGTGAAAGATCCCCGGAATATTTCGACGTACAATGACTCTGATAAGTTAAGTATGTCGCAGTTTGCCCTTGCTCTTTCTGAGCATATGAAGCAGTTTAAATGGTACGGCCCCGGTAAAACACCGCTTGAGATCGCCGTTCGTATGGTGGAAATCTGTTCAGATGCTGGTTTTCTGAACATCTCGGATTTTCGCCGTATGGATGGAACGATCACTATGGTGTTGAGGGGCATGGACCGCGCGGTGTGTATGAAGGCCTTCATACATCACCGGCTGGTGCTGAATGAATTACTCAACCGAAATGCAGG